ACTACCGTCCCATCCTCAAGAAGGCCGGTTTCCTCACCCGCGATCCTCGCATGAAGGAGCGCAAGAAGTACGGCCTCAAGGCCGCTCGTCGCGCGCCTCAGTTCTCCAAGCGCTGATTTTTCAAGAAAAGCCAGAAACTGCAATGGTTTCTGGCTTTTTTCTTTTTGCTTGATCTGGTTTGTTTTGACCTGCAACAGCCCTTTTAGAATGGGCTAAAACTGGGCTAAATTGCGAGAAAAGGGCTAAAAAAAGGGCTAATTTTTAGCTGCCTTTCTCTCTCGTATTTTCTTGTCAAGCAGCTCTATTGCTCCCGGCTTTTTAATGAATTCTCTGTAGCATTCCAATGTCGCCGCAGCAAGTCTGTCTCTAACATAATCCGGCACGGAATCAAGGTCAAATTCAACATGATCGGTGCGGTCATAGATGATTCCCTCATGTTCAATGCTTTCCGCTTTTTGTGTACTTCCGTCAAGCTTGACAACCACAATATACTGCGCGGGCTTCGTTCTGCTTTTGTACGCTGCGGAATTTGATTCACCGTTCTTTTGCTTCATAATCAATACCCCCATAATTATTTGGACTATCGGTCCACCCGCAATATAGCATAACATCACCGCCTCCGGGCGATGCTCCAGTGCAATTCTGGTGAGTCCCGCATTCGGACATAAAAAAAGACCCGACTGCTGCAACAGTCAGGTCTTGCGCCCTCAGGCGATATGGTTTTGCACTATCGATACCATATCACAACCATATCACAATTTGCGCAGACAGTCAAGCCGGCTGGACTGCGCAAGGAAGGATGAGCGCCATGTCTGAAGCTATTGATGTCATTGCCGAGGAAACGGAGGTAAGCACGACAGAGCTGGCGACGGTGCTGGACGTGTCTGTCCGGCAAACAATAGGTGATATGATAATCTAAGCGGCAGCTGCCATGAGAGCAGTTGCCGCTTTAATATTTCCGATTGCGCCGATGGCGCGAGTAATATCCGATCCATTTTCCTGTTGTTATCCTGGCGTCACATGGCCGACCTGCATCTTTGGGAATGATCCAGGCATGGCCGACCTTTCCGGCACCAGCGACCCTGCCGAGGTTACACAGGCGAAGCACGCTTGCCATGGTCATACCCCACTGCTCCGCAGCTTCCCTCGTAGACATGTAATCGTCAACAGCCATATTCCCCGTCCCTTTCGCCAAAACAATACCAAAAGCAGCTGATATTTAACCGATTTTTCCAACGCAAAGCGGAACGGAAATGACAATTTTTCGCTCCGGCAACTACGCGAAAATCGGGGTCGGCGAGCCCGCGGCAAAGGGCCGCCCCCTCTTCACAGTACCTTGCACCTCTGGCGTCATGATACCAGCTCGGAACGCTTTGGAACAGGCAAACCGGGTGGGTGATCTTGCGCTTTCCCGCAGTCCTCCTTTCGTGCGATATGCTCTTTGCACGAAAGGAGGGCTTTTATGCTTGTTGCAACGCACTACACGGTATCTTTAGACATTGGCAAGGGTGTTTATGTGGTGAGGAACAAAGACGCGCCTATGTGTCCTGAATGCGGTGTTCTGATGTCCGGCTACGATCACCGGAAAAGGAAGGCCATAGGAGCAGACGGCAAGCCTCGCATCTTTCTGATCCGGCGCCTGCGCTGCCCGGTGTGTAGACAGATCCATGCTGAGATCCCAGACAGCTTGATCCCGTACAAGCACTATGCGTCTGAGGTCATCAAGACTGTACAGCAGGGGGATGATTCTCTCTGTCCAGCCGATGATTCCACAATCCGCAGGTGGAAAAAATGAGTTTACCCACCTGCTTTGCCTGTACTTATCCGCTCCGGCTCAGTATGCTTTATATGAACGAATTCGTATCACCTTGTAGTAGGAGGGGATATTGGAACAGTTGCACCGGGCATTTATCAAAAATAGAAAGGAGCGAAATATCATGAAGAAATCATCAAAACTGTTCTCTGCAATTTTGGCTGTGATGCTTATGGTTTCCGCTTTGGGCGCTATTCCCGCAAATGCCGTCGAAGCCGAGGTGACAGTGAATTCTCTGCCAGAGCTTGAGGAGGCTATAGCTGCAGCAGTCAATGGGGATATGATCTACATTGCCAAGGATATAGATATCCAGGAGGAAGTAAGCTTAGGAAGCGTTGACAAGACCGTGTTCCTCGCCGGAGCCGAAGGGACAAGCGTTGTCCTTTCAATATCGCCGGATTTTCCAGATGGGCAGTCTGTCTCTTTTGCGAATCTTGTATTTTGTGGCGGTCAGAGCAGCGGCCTTTCATTTGTCCAGAGCGGGGGCACCTCTTATTTCCAGACAGTGAGATTTCAACACCCGAATGAGAGTTCGGGGAAAAGCGCCTGTCTCGTTGAAGCTGGTAATGCTACTTTTTCAAACTGCCACTTCGAGGAAGGCCGCGCAGAAAAGGGCGGTCACATCTATGCGGGAACCGATGCCGCAGTCCACGCGGATAACTGTGTCTTTATGACAGGGGCTGCGTCTGAATGCGGCGGCTCCATTTACGCGCTCGGCTCTGTCAATATTACGGACTGCTCTTTTTCCAATGGCGGTGCTGAAAATGCTGGAGGCAGCGTCTACGCGGCAGGACCGCTGCGATTGGTAGACTGCACCTTTTATGGCGGCAATTCCGGCATGGGCGGACAGCTCTTTTGTTCCGATACCGCCGCTGAAATCATAGGCTGCTCTTTCGCTCAGGGGTACGCTTCACGATATGGGGGAGGAATCGGCTCGGATGGAGACATCTCCATTGCCGATTGCACGATCACCAGCTGCTCTGCTGGACAGTACGGCGGCGGAGTATGGAGCGCAGGTACCGCCGAGATCCAGCGGTGTAAAATCTATGGCAACTCCGCAGAAATTGCGGGTGCAGACTTATATGCAGCGAATGGCCTCACAGCACTTGACACCGCTGGGGACTACCTGACGCTTTATGAAAGCGAACTCGCCGCCGCAGAGATGAACGCCGCAGGCTGGTATCTTGATGACGCCTCGCAGCGCTATGCCGGAAATTCTCCAACTATGGCATTTGCAACTCCGAGCGAAGCCAACGGCCAGCCGATTGCGTTGGCATTCGCCCTTAGCCGGGTTTCGTTGCCCGATCCGCCGGAGGAGGATTCCGGCAATGACTCCCAGTCCGATCCGCCGGTGCCAACAACGCCGCCTTCATCGTCTTCCAGACATCACAGCAGTGGGACAACTTCACCGGCGCAAAATAATAAACCCACAAGAACTCCGTTGCGTTGTGGCACCGCCGAGATCAACACTTCTGCAGCAGCTGAGTTGTGCCAAGTATTGCCGAAATATATTCCAGAAGGCAAGATTATCTCCCGCGCGGAAGCAACCGGCTATCTCTATGGGATTTTGGATCGCGAAGCAACCGCTGGCACTTCTCCAAAGACGCCGGCCTTTTATTCCGACACAGAGAACATTGCCTATCGGAAGGAAATAGATTCGCTCACTGAGGATGGAATATTCTCCGGATGCGGAAATAGCAGGTTTGCCCCAGACAGTCCTCTGACCCGCGCGCAGATGATTATGATCTTCGCTCGCTTTGTTGAGCCGCAAGAGTACGGCATCAGGCATATGGACATAACTGGTCACTGGGCGGAATCCGGGATAAAAACAGCAGTTGCGTTGGGCTGGATGGAGGACAACCCGATCGATCTTCATGCTGCAATTACTCTAAGTGATTTCGTGTCCTTCTTGTCTAAGGTCGTAAACGCGCAATGATCAGAATTCAGCTATCAAAGCTCTTGGGTGAGAAGCGGCTGACCCAGGCAGACATAGCAAGGATGACCGGGATCAGGGCTGGTACGATCAACGACCTCTACCATGAAATCGCCACACGAATCAGCCTTGAGCATCTGGACCTGCTTTGTGAGGCCCTCGACTGCGATATAAGTGACCTGCTCACCCGAAGCAAAAGAGATTCGCCCTATGTAGCACAGCAACTCCGCCACCGTGCCGGGCATAAATGAAGAAATAGCAGGCGCCGCTCTGACGCCTGCTATTTTTATATCTCTGTCCCATCGGGAAATTTGAAATAACAAACAAATTCCGCTCCAAGCGCGGAAGCAATCGCGTCGAGATCGGCAGAAGAGAACTTTCCAGTCTTGATGCGCTGACCGAAGGCCTGTGAAGTCGTCCCCATTTTGCGAGCAAGTTCGGCTTCGCTCATTTTTGCATAGGTTTCCGCGAGCTTGATCTTTGTTGAAATATCCATGTGCACACCTCCTGAACATAATATAAACGAAAACCTTTCTAATGTCAAATAAAAAGCTTCAAATATACAGAAAAACATTAAAGAAAACCATTGACATCTGAAAGGAAATCCTTTATAATAATACTCGTAAGGCAGAGGAAAAGCCTCTTACGAAAGGACGGTGAGGTGAATGAACGAGATGCAGGTCGCGGAGGCTCTGCTGAGAGCGATCCTCGAACTCATTGAGAAGTGCGAGACGCTTGAAGAACTCAGAGCCAGCGTGAAGCGAATCATGGGTAAGTAAAAAAGTGAGCGGCCGCCCCGCAAAGAACGCCGCTCACAACACCCCGAAAGGCGAGCGGGAAGCCTTACTCCCGCCGCCTTGATTATAACCGAGTAAGGCAGAAAAATCAAGGAGGAACGCAAAATGATGATGTCCGAATTTATTGACCGAACCGGCTTCGAGCCGACCGCCAAAGAGTACGCCAAGATCGAAGAAGCCTATTACGACTTCGACGGTGACAAGGACGCCTTTTGTAAGGCTTTCGTCAAAGACGGCGGGGCGAGGAAGCTCTGCAAGGCCAGAGCCGCCGAGATCGACCGACTGAACAGCCTGCTGATGGAAAGCGAGCGACAGTACAAGAAAGATGTCGCCGACCGCGAGAAGCGTATCGACGAGCTGACCGCCGAGCTGGACCGTGAGCTTGAATGGAAGCCCAGCGATGGTGCTGGCACGAACATGGAGCAGAAGCGTTACGAGGAGCTTGCCAAATACGGCAAGGCGATGACCGACGAGGAGGCCAAGGCGTTTATCGCTGACGAGTGTGGCTTCGCTCCCGAGAAGATCAGCATTCTGCATGAGGTCAACACCTACGAGGTCAACAAGCACCGCCGCCTTCGCAAGTCTGGCACCTTCGACCGCGTGCCCGTGTACGAGTCCACCGATTGGAATTATGTCCGCTTTGACTGCGCCAGCTTCATGTATGAGCTGGTCAACGGCGAGCTCCGCTTCTACTGCTGCTAAATCACCGCCCGCCCCGGAGGTCACGAGGGCAGAAAGGCAACCACGATGAAGATCAATATCACCGATGAAATCAGGCAGGAGATTTTGGATATGCTCAACAGAGATACTGTAAAGGAATACTTTGAAAAACTCCGCGACACGGAGAAGAACCCCACTCGCGGACAGGTTTACGCATACCGGAGCTGGGAGCAGAGCACGGAAGACCGAGCCGATATGTTTGAGGTCAGAGGGCTTCCATGGGGCAGTCAGATTAAGGACGGCGTGATGAAAGAATTCGTTGCTGCATTAACCGCAGCTGATATTGACGAGATTATCGTCACAGATCAGTCAACCGCGCTCATGGAAAGTGTCCACGCCTTGGTAGCCGAGGGCGCGTATCTGGAGGGCATCGGAACTGTTACCCGCGATCCACTGCACGATCCATCAGGCCGCCGCGAGGTCAAAGGGCTGGTATTCAGATTTTGAGAAAGGAGCGTCTGTATGAATGAGAACGAAGCCAGGACGCTGATCGAGCGTTTTGCAAAAAAACAGCAGGGCGGGCGTTTTGCCTGCCCCCGCTGCGGGAAGATGACGATGGATGCGGAGAGCGTCACCCGCAACGCACTGAGCCGCAGGGCGACGGGCCATATCTGCGATGCCTGCGGAATGCAGGAGGCATTGGAGGACATGATGGACAGCATAACTCCGCTGACCGCATGGGCTATCGTCGCCGCGCCAGAAAACTGGCGCATGGAGGAAGGAGGCAGTGAGTGTGAGGCGTGACGACGAGCTGATGTTCTACACAGAATGCTGGCGTGAGCTGCGAAGCTTTCTATCAGAGGTCGTGCGGGACAACACGGGCGAATATCCTTTCGCGCAGGATGTCTTGAATCTGATGCGTAGTATCGAACGGAAATATGAGAGGTGCTAATATGAGCAAAGATTGGACATCGGAAGATGTGCCGAAGCTGACTTGCCCGGTTTGCGGGAAAGAGTTTCATCGGGAGGACATGGACTTCACTCGGGATTGCCACGGCATCACTTTCCGGCTGGTGTGTTTCGACTGCTATGATAAGGTCATGGGGAAAGGCTACGACGGTGCTTATTATACCGAAGCAGACGAATGTATCGAGGAGGACTATTGAGCATGAGTAAATCTTGGACGCCCGAGGAGCTGGCCGCTGCCAGTGCCGCGATGAAAGCGAAGGGCCACATGAGCTACGAGGATTTCTGCGCCGCGCCAGTGTTGCGGCTGGAACACAGAGGCCGCGACAGCTGGGATCGCCCCGTCTACGAGTGCGACGGTCGGCTCTATGTTGATGTCGACCCGCGCCGGAGCAGACCGGCAGACATCTACACGAAGCAGGGCAACGCCTTTGACGGCGAGCCCTGCGACCCTGTGCCGGAGGGAACGATCATTGAGTTTGTTCCAGCACGGGACACATGGGATTTTTGAAAGGAAAGCGCAGCGGCCACGCGCAAGCACCTCTCTCGCCGCCGTAGGAGAGTTGCAACACCACCTTTGCGGCGTGGGAGGGCAGACGCCCACCCAAATGCAAAAAACGCTCCTGCGCCCCCGTAAACGCGAAAGCGCCGGAAAACAGAAAAAGCCCCCTCGACAGGACGGTAAAATCCTGCGAGGGGGCTTTCGGATTTATTGCTCTTTGTGAAGGAGGCCGTGCATCAGCTCACGAGCATTTGCTGCGTTGGCGTTTTCCTGTGGGGGCTGCGCAAGCAAGGCCTTTTACCCTGGCGCGCGCAGCGTCCATTGGCTTCTGTACCGGTGGCGCTGCAGCTGCCTGTGCTGAACCCCATCGAAGGGCTGCTCGAAGCAAGCCGTAGGGGTCAGTATCCTTGGATGCTGCTTTTTTATATGCTTTTCCAAAGGTTGCGACTGCGCGATCTCTGTTCGTAGCACTTTGAGCAAAAGCATGAGAGAACACATCTTTTGCCATGTTTTGTTTCACCTGCCTTGAATTCTTGAATTTATAACCCTCTGCGGTCATCCTGGGCTGACGAAGGAGGAACGCGCTGACTATGACGCGTAATGAAGAAGGGCGGTGCACCGGATGACCGCAGATGGCGGATAGATTATCCTACGGGAGGTCCCCGAATGGCATTTTGGAAAGGTCCTGTCATCTGAATATGTGCCTCCATGCATGGTGTTTTTGACATGGTATTACCTTGGGGCAGAGTATTTCTCGCTTAACTGTCGGGAGTTTCCTTGTCGAGATCATTTCCCCAGCGAAGTAAGGGGCGGTATCATTTGAGTACGGCGATACTCTCCCATCAGCTCCAAAAGTTCAGCTTTGCATACTTGTCTAAACATTGGGCCTGTCGGAATAACAGACTGTCCGTGAAAAGACCGGCCATCTCCTCCAGCATCGCTTTCGATGATCCGCATGAGCCTTTCTATGCTGATTGCGATATATGGCAATCCATTCAAATCAACTGCTGTCAAAGATTGCAGGGCCTTCTCTCTTCAAATTCCGAATATAACGCGATATCAGTGCCTGCAAAGATATCTCCGTGCAGTTTCCGCCCATAAGGCGGGCCGCTTGGCGCAGCGTCAAAAGATCAACATAGTGCAGGCTCATAGCAAGGCGCACCTGCTGGTTAGGTACCGTGCTGATCGAGCGCTCTATTTCTGCGCGCATTTCCAAAAAATCTCGCCGCTTGTCAGCGATCTCTTCCAAGATGCGAGCTTTTTCACCGCTCAGATCCGGCTCGCTGCGAGGAGGCGACAGGCTATGCAAAAAACTGGTGCCTCGGCGAGTTCTTGCGGCCTCTTTCGCCTCAATGTCGGACAGCGCCCTTTCATGTGCAATGATTTCGGCTTTGAGCTTCCAAAGCCTTTCCAGTTCCGCACGGGTCATGGTACAAACCTCCTTCGTGCCGCCGAGGGTGATAGTCTCAATTTTTTGCTCGCTGCGTACATATCCTGCATACGGAGGAACTGCGCCCGCACCATCAGCCGAAGCCAGCGGCTTTTGATTCGTCGGATACTTCGCTGGGCGTTCTCTGCCCACTTCGGAGAGTTGTTCCAGTGATTCCGGAGCCAATTGATGATGAACAGTTCCCTTGTGTCGGCATCGTAGCAGATGACGCCGTGGCGGTGTTGCAACCGGTCCAGAATGTCCCTCACCTCATACCGCTCCAGCCCTGTCTCGAACGCAATCGTCTTGATGCTGACCTCATAGCACCCGCAGAGATTGGTGCGGGGATTGGTCAGGCAGTACAGGTAGACATACCGCTCTTCCGGCGTGAAATTATCAACCACCTGCGGGCTTGTCCAAAAGCCGGTGTTGATGCTGTTGATTCGCCCCATGCTCTACCTCCATTCGATGAAACCGCCGAGGGTGCCCGCTCCCGCAAAGAGAGCGAGTCCCGCCAAGCTCTGCCAGATGACACGGCTGAGCGGAATCAAGTCCTGGTCGCTGGCCCCGGCAGTGCCGATCAGGAGCAGGAACCCGGCAGCGCTGATGACTCCGTAAAAACGCTTACCCATCTTGCTCCCCCTCCCACGATTCGTACATCTGATGAAGCTGCTGCAACTCGTCCATAGCGTTCCTGCCAAAGCCGCGCCGTTCTCCATTGCCGCTGCCGTTTCGGATGCCCCAACGGTCGCGGCTGCATCTGCGAATGACCAGATTCCAGTCCTTCCATCGGTTTTTATTCCCGGTGCTTTGCGCGGACTCGTCTATGTAGTCGATGCAGCGTGTCAACTCCTCTTCGCCGAGATCGTCGATCAGCCGGGCGTATTCCTCCTCGGTAAGCCGCACCCAGCCGTGCGCGCCGTGCTTGTGGCGCGTAGCCGCCCCTGCGGGAGTGGGCGCGGCAGCGCCGGATTGCTTGGTCAAATCCGAAACTGGCGGTTTTCCTTCCCCCGCGCCCCTATTCTCCCTCTCTTCTCTCTTTTTCTCATCTAAACCTATACTAATCTTTCCTATTCTTATCTGTGGTTCCAAAGTGGAACCAGATTGGAACCGATTTGGAACCATTTGCTCAGCTTGGCTAAGTTGAGGTGTCAGAGGAGCCTCCGAGTATGCTTTCGATGGCTCAATCAGGAGCCTTGCAAGCTCTTCCTGATAGTCGGTAAGGCGATACCGGTCGCTTTTGATAGTGTTGTGGATTTTCCAGTGTCGAATGACGATGACTCCAGACTCAAATCCGATGACAAACCGCTTTGTCAAGAGAATCTTCAAGTCATCGACCGACGCGTTCACATAGTCTGTGATACGCTTTGGATTGTTGACAAAACCATCATCATCGGCACGCATATTGAGGTGAAAATAAAGCGCTTGTGCCGAAAGCGGCATTTCAAGAAAGGCATCGCTGTCAATGATTTTTCGCGCAAACATTCGTTTCTCAGCCATGGGTCAGTCCTCCTCGTACGGAAGCAGACCGACAGAAACATCATGACTCAAAAGAATAGCTGCGAGGCTTTCTGCCTCAGCAACAGAAATTCCGTTGAGACGAATCACTTTGTGTTCGTCAAAGGCGTTTGCAAGGTTGTCGCCAGCATAGATCAACAGATCATGCTTCATCGTGCTGCACCTCCTTTGCCTTAGGATCTTCGCCGGAGGTTTCCAGCACACGCTGCTGTGCGGCAGAGCCAAGCTCGGCAACGATCTCTTTCACCCGTGCAAGGATTTCAGCGTCGGACTGGGGACGGGCTTTCGGGGACGTGGCCTTGAGAGCAGCTTTGCCGGGCGTGTACTCCCGCGCTGCGGTATCGAGCAGATACAGGTCACTCGTGACCTCAGACAGGTAATGGCTCAGAATGTCCATGCGCCAGATAAGCTCCTTGAAGGTGGCACGCAGGACATATTGGTCTGTGTCATCGATTTCCTCGTCATCGAGACGGAAGTCCATCGCACTGTTGAGCAGATGATTCGCAAGCTGTGCGCCACGAAAAGCACCGAAAATCTCATCGGACAGCAGATAAGCGGCGCGGGTCTTTTCACAAGTTAACTTTTCCATCAAAATTTCCTCCTCAAAATTTGCCGGAGGCGTTGACTGCGCAGCCTGTCTTATGTAAAATAGGGCTGACAGTCCGCTTCGGCGGTCGGTTTGTATAGGGACGCTCACACTGCTTGGTCGGCTGGTGGGCGTCTCTTTCTGTTGTGCGGCAGTCCTCGCAGACCTCGCCGGGGTCGAGGTTGGCACCGCAGTGAGGGCAGGTTCGATAGTATGCCATCTGCGTCACCGTCCTTTCTGTCTGGGCTTGCGGTAGGTTGTTGCAACAGCGTTCAGCGGCTTTGCCGGGTGCGTGCAGCGGGCAAGCCATGCGTCGATGTGCTCCTGCCGGAAGAATACCTTGCCCCCAGGCCGCAACTGGATGTATGCCAGCCGCCCTGCGGCCCGTGCCTCGTCGATGACCGACAACGCACACGGAATTTGCTCGGCGAGCTGTTGGCGGGTAATCAGATCAGTCACTATCACACACCTCCACCAGTTCCGTCACATCAATGCCCAGCGCGTGAGCAATGCGGCCAGCCGTTTTCGGACTTACGCCACGACCTGAAATTGCATTGTTGAGCGTTGGACGCGGCATTTCTGCTGCTTTCCGAAGGTCATCTGCGTTCATACATGCCCGCGCCATTGCAATTTCGAGTTTCTGTCTTTGAATCTTCAATCTACTCACCTCTTCAATTAAACATTTGAACTAATGCCCGTTCACATAATACAACATTCGTTCAAATGTGTCAAGGTATAATTTACATTTGTTTTAATGCTTTTGCATTGACTTTGAATTGCCTATCGTGTATCATAAAAAAGGGGTGATTTTCAGAATGACCATTGGAAGTAAAATTAGGCAGATTCGATTAGAGCGCGGAATAAAGCAAAAGGATTTGGCCGCTTCGGCTGGTATACCTACAATTACGTTGCAGCAATATGAACGAGGCGTTACGAAACAACCGAAAATCGATCAAGTCAAAAAGATAGCTATAGCATTGGATGTTCCTGTTTCCGTCCTTCTGAATACAGCAGAGATTGAGAATAGAGTTCAGGAAGAAACCTTGGAGCTAATTGCAGAAAATTTAGGGACAACCCCGTCGGCTCTTAAAGGCGAAATTGAATCTGCGAAGCGTAAAAAAAGCCGCAAGATTCTTAGTCAAGAAGAAGTCAACCGACAAATTGCAGAAGCTGAGCAGGAGCACACAGCCTATTTGGAAAAGCTCTGCTTTGACCCGAGAATGCCGGACGAGGATTACCCCGCCAGAATCCGCTATGTCACCTCATTCATTGAAAACAATTCAGACACACTAAAGCTCGCAATGCCTGGCACAAGTATGCTTCCGGATGACATTGAGGAAGCAAAAAAAATAAGAGCCGCCGGTGGAACACCGGACAGCTCAAAATGAAAATGCCGCTCCAGACTGATACTCTGGAGCGGCGGAAAGCAATGCACAAGGGAAACACTCATACACGGCTCGGAATCATTCTACCATTTCCTCCGAGCCGTGACAAGGGAGGATTGTTGAAATGGATAATCAGTTTGAATTTTTGGTGTATCGCACAGCGGAAGAAGATATTTCAATCAACGCTGTTGTCAAGGACGAAACCATTTGGCTCACGCAAAAAGCCATGGGCGAGTTGTTCGGCGTGGACAAATCCTCCATCAGCCGACATCTGAAGAACATCTTTGCGGAGGGTGAACTTCAGGAGGAAGTGGTTGTTGCAAAATTTGCAACAACCACTCCGCACGGTGCGATTGAAGGAAAAACGCAAACCAAGGACACACAGTTTTATAATCTGGATGCCATTATTTCTGTCGGCTATCGCGTCAACTCCCACCGCGCAACGCAGTTCCGTATCTGGGCCACCGGCGTTTTGAAGGAGTACATGACAAAGGGCTTTGCGTTGGACGATGATCGTCTCAAACAGGGAAAGACCGCTTTCGGAAAAGATTACTTCCGTGAGCTGCTTGAGCGCGTTCGCTCAATCCGTGCCAGCGAGCGCCGCATCTGGCAGCAGATCACAGATATTTTCGCCGAGTGCAGCATCGACTATGACCGCAATTCCCAGATCACACATGATTTCTACGCCATGGTGCAGAACAAATTTCACTATGCCATTGTCGGTCAGACTGCGGCCGAGATCGTCTACTCCCACGCTGACCGGAGCAAAGACAACATGGGGCTGATGACATGGAAGCACGCGCCGGATGGACGCATTTTAAAGTCAGATGTCTCCGTCGCGAAAAACTATCTCGAGGAAAAACAGATCCGTCAGCTGGAGCGCGCCGTCACTGGCTATTTCGACTACATCGAAGACCTGATCGAGCGGGAAAACACCTTCACGATGGAGGAATTTGCCGCCAGCGTAAATGAGTTTCTGACCTTTCGCAGATATAAAATACTTCCGGACAAGGGGCGCATTTCCGCTCAGGCCGCAAAGAAGAAAGCGGAAACCGAATATGCCGAGTTCAACAAAACGCAGCGAATCTCCTCCGACTTCGATAAGGAGGTCAAGCGGATGCTGGAAAGCGGTCAACAGGGAGAACTTGACTGATGGGCCGCCCGAAAAAGCAAACGCCCCAGTATAGCATCGATGTAATCAACGGCTATACCTATTACCGAACGCGAATTGTCGATGCGGATGGAAAGCGGGTTTCGCTCCGTGCGAAATCCCCCGAGGAGCTGGAGGCGAAGAAAGCCGAGGCTCTGCGGCAGATCGCGGAAGCAACCTTCCGGCTTGAAAATCCAACGGTTGCCGATTACTGCGAAAAGTGGCTGACAATGAAGACGGCCAACATTAGGGCAACGACCCTCGCGGATTACCGCTCCAAGGTGAAGCAGCACATCGTAAAGCCTTTGGGGGATAAGTATATGGCTGATGTGACCCCGGATGATATCAACCTGGCCATTCTCCCGGCATCGAAGCTGTCGCAGTCGGTCTATCAATCTGTTCAGATGCTCTACAAGCTGATTTTCGAGGCCGCGGTCAAAAGCCGCATCATCCAGGACAACCCTGCCGCAGATTTAAACCCCAAAGGTGGAAAACCACCGAAGGAAACAACAGCTTTGACAGACGAGCAGGTAAAAATCCTGCTGGATGCGATTCGCGGCCTGCCTCCCTATCCGTTTGTCATGATTGGCCTATATGCCGGCCTGCGCCGGGAGGAAACACTTGCTTTGAAATGGGACAGCATCGATCTTGACGGGAAGACGCCAACGATTAAGGTCTGCCGCGCATGGCATACCGAGCACAACCGCCCCGTCATATCAGATCAGCTAAAGACAAAGGCTGCACGCCGGAATATCCCCATACCGCCGCAGCTCGTTGAGTGCCTGAAGGAAGTCAAGTCAAAGTCGACCTCCGAATATGTCTTCGCCAGCAGCATCGGCGGTGGTCCGCTATCCTACACGCAATTTGCCCGCCTGTGGAAGTACGTCACGGTCCGCTCCACCAAGCCGCGCACCTATACCCGTTATCTTGAAAACGGAGAGAAGCTGAAGCGCACCGTCACCCCTGTTTTGGGTCAGCGCGCCACCCATAACAATACAGTCATCTACAGCATGGATTTTCAAGTCAAGACTCACCAGCTGCGCCGTACCTACATCACCAATTTGATTTATGCCAATGTGGACCCGAAGACGGTGCAGTATCTGGCTGGACATGAAAATATCAAGGAGACGCTTGATATCTACGCAAAGGTCAAATATAATCGTCCCGAGGATATTGCGGCAACAATCAACAGCGCCTTTGCCCCGAAGCGGCAGGATGTCTCACCATAGAAAACTCTTCATAAAAGGGCTAAACAAAGGGCTAAATATCAAGATAAATGTGCATAGTCCTTGAAAACAAAGGGCAATTCATCGAAGGAAAATCAGCAGCCCGGTCTGAAGGCCGCCCGTCGTGCTCCCCAGTTCTCCAAGCGCTGATATTTCTATCACGCGCCGAAGAGCGAACTTTTCAACAAGAAGCCCGAAACCGTCAGGTTTCGGGTTTCTTTCTTTGTGTCTTGACAAAAATCTGCCGCCAATGAAGCTAAAACAGGAACTGTTTTTTTGATGCAAGGATCTGCTGTCTGGTACGATCAGATTCGTGGAGACTGGGGCAGATTGGCAGACGGAGCGCAGCACAGAAGCGTGACGAGGGAATAGCGTAAAAAATAAGTCCCTCCGGACGGAGGGACTTAAATAGCCAAACACAAGAGCACAGACAGAAAAAGAATACCGAGACTAATGCAGCAGACGATTTTCAAACCAGTATCCATTCCATGCACCTCTTTCTACCTTATTATTCTATCAGGCCGCATACAAAAGTCAATAAGAGGTGAAGCTGCCGACGGATGTTCTCCTGGTGTGCTGGCGTGAGAGTGCCGGGGCACGGTTGGAGTGGGCCTATGCGGAGAAGATTGGGAAAGAGATTGTCATGGCGGAACAGGGATGGATCGAGGAATATTTGGAGAGGGTGGAGACAGTCCCTGGAATTGAATAAAGCAAAAGAAACCCCCTCACTTTTGCAGCGAGGGGGTTCCGTTCGTAAAATCGAAGATAAAATGTCTTTTTTGAGTTTTTTATTGTCGTAATGGAAAATATTTTTACCGCCTAAAACGGCTGAAAACGTTGAAATATAAAGAAAACCACGCAATCACAAGGATTGCGTGGTTGGCAAGTGGCTTCAATTCGGATATTTTGTCTCAGCCGTTTCCGCCATCAATCGGTCGAAGTCACTCTGATAATTTTTGTCCTGAATGATATTGATAGGTTTTTCCATTGTCAGCAACTTGTGTAAATTTTGCACGAGTTTCTTTTTCTGCCAGCTCCCCATCCTGAAAGAAGTTCTTGAGATGCTTGGTCACTACGCTTCGGTCTACATCAAAAAGCTGTGCGATCCCATCCTGAGTCAGCCAGACCTCGCCATCTTGCACACGGACTTCAATACTGTCGTCACCGGCATCCTTAGTGAAAACGAGGAAATCGACTGTACTGTTACGAATGGCTTTTCTGTTTTTTTCGTGTTCATTCCCTCGTATGATGATGGCCGGTTATTTCACGCAGCAACCCCTGGCACCCCGCCAACACATCCTGCCAGGTCGCCTCGAAATCGCCGGTGTACCACGGGTCGGCTACATCGCGGGGGTGGTTGGTGTAGTCCATCAGGAGGCGCAGCTTGCCGGCAAAGTCGCCGCCGCAGATGCGGTGAATATTCCGCAGGTTCGCGCTGTCCATGCCGATCAGCAGGTCGTACTTGTCGTAGTCCTGATTGGTGAGCTGCCGAGCCGCGTGGCCGTCGCAGGAGATCCCATGCTCCGCCAGCTTGTGCCGCGCCGGGGGATAGACCGGATTGCCAATCTCCTCCCGGCTGGTGGCCGCCGATTCGATATGAAATTGTGACACCAGCCCAGCTTTCTTCACCAAGTCCTTCATCACGAACTCGGCCATGGGGCTGCGGCAG